ATCCCGAATAATCTTTTGAAAGTCAGCTGAAGGAAGATTAATAATAGATGAAAATTTGACATCAGGGTACTGCAATTCTTCTGGCTCTGGTTCAATCAATCGTAACTTTTGTGTTTTACATTGCTTTATCTCTCCATTTTCAAATTTCAATGCTAAATGAGAAACAATGCCATCAAAATAATCATTATTTTCAATATAAATAGTCAATGTATCATCATTATCAATTGAATTAATTAACTTAAATAAATGAAACATATTAACACCAATAATAATTTTTTCTTTTTTACATTCATAAAATTCAAAATTTTGTGCAGCTAAATGAAGATGTGCCAAAATAGTATGAGACTTATCCATATTAATAATACGAATACCATCTGGTTCAAAAGTAATATTAGTTTCTAAAAGAATATCTTTTAAAGCCGTCATAAGTGTCCTAAATGGTGCAATTTGCACAGTCTTAATAGTTAACACATTTTCATCAGTTGAAGTTGTTAGTTGGTTTTTATTAGAAAATGAAGACATTTATACTATTTTTTATTTTAAAATCTTTAAATACTTATGTATATAAATAATTTAAATTTTAACGCATATATTTTTTTTATATTTTACACAAAATTTACTTTTGGTACTTTTCTAGTTCCATGACCATACTTTTTTTTTGCTTTTTTTGCTAAACGTAATGCTTTTGAATTTGGCTTACAACCAGATTCTAATATATTATAATCTCTCGCCGCCGCTTTACCAGAACTAATAGAACTAGCTAAACGAGCAATTCCCCAAGATTGAGCACTTTGATTTGGTCTTGAACCTGAAGAAAAATATGCACCTTCCCCTTTATTAATAATTTTTGCTAATGCTTTTACAGAACAACCAGTTGCTTTTGCTAGTTCTGGTGTTGCTCCAATTTTTTGAACTTTATATATTTTTTCTGCTTTAATAATATGAGGTGATTTAATATGTGGATACGAAGGTACTTTTTTTCTAGAATAGTATAAACCTTTTTTATAAAGTCGTCGCGATTTTTGTAATTCTTTGGATTGTTTTTTTCTATCTTTTTTTGTTAAAACTTTTGGTAAATATCTTAGATTTATTTTTCTTTTTTTACCTCCTAAAGTTTTTCTTGGTTGTTCAGGATAAAATAAACTAGTTGATTTTCTATCTATTATTTTTTGTATATCTTCTTTAAATCTATTTAAAAATAAATAATATAGTTTCTCATGTAAATATTTTATTTCTGCATTTTTACATTTATCTTTTGGAACGTTACACATTTGTTTTATAAAATCAAATAATAGTGTAAATACTTCTTTTATTGATTTATCTTGAAATTTTTTATCATTTACTAAATAATCTATAGATTCACTTGTTGTACTATCAATAGGCTCTTCTAAAAATTGTTCAAGCACTTCAATTGGACTTTCAATAAATTCTCTTAAAATTCTTGTGTTTTCTTCATAATCTTTTTCATGAAACCCTAAACTATTATACCATGTTTCACCTCTAGTCATTATATACATCATTTTTAAACTAAATATACATTGTTTACAATCTGTGATAACTGATACTTCACTAGAATCATCTTCTACTTCAATTACATATTTATCAGGATAAGTATCAGATAATAATTTTAATTGTGTCATATTATAACTTCCACTTCCAATATTAGTAACATTTGAATTACATTTATTCAATAAATTTACTATTATAAAAATTTTATCTCCTCTTGGTTCAATTTCTAAAAGTAAACATCTTTTGTCTAAATTTGAAATTCTAATATATTTACCATCTGAAAATATAAGAAAATTATCACTTTCTTTAAAAAATTCTTTCAAATGTTCTTCTACTATTGTCATTATTGACATTATTAATATTATCTATTATTTAAAAACTTATTTAAAGACAAATATTGACAAATTAAAAGATGACAGATAATGAATTAATTGAGTCTGAATGTATTGATACTATAAAAGAGTTAATTGAAAAATATAAATATAGTGAATATATGATTCAAAGAATTAAAACTTACATTACTATAAATTTTAAAAATGTTCTTGAAAATGATTATAAAAATTATGAAGAGAGAATAAATCGAATGACATATTTAAATAATGAACAACAAGTATTTAGTCAAGTTTTTTTGAGTAAAAATAAGTATTTTTATTTACCAAATAATAATTTATTTTATGAATATAATGGAACTAATTATTTAATAATTAAAGAAGATGATATTGTACATAAACTTCTCTCTTCTATATCAAAGGATAGAGTTTTATTACAATGGAAACATAAAACAAAAACAAATATTATTAAACAGATTAAAGAGAGAAGTTTATTTAGTTCTATTCCAGAAACAGATACTATTCAAAATGTTTTAAATGTCCTTTATCCTGCATTTTTTAGTTCAAAAAATAATGCAAAATATTTTCTTACAATTATTGGTGATAATATTTTAAAAAAAAATCAAAATATTATATTTCTTGTAACGCAATCTACAAAGCAATTTTTAAATGAAATCGATAATGTTGCAGTATTATCCATTGGTAATAATAATACTATACAGAATTTTATGACAAAATATCACGAAAATCATTTTTATGAAAATTGCAGACTAATTAAAATTAATGATAATTTTTCTAATGATTTATGGAGAGAATTACTTAAAAAAATTGGATTAGATTTACTTTGTGTAGCTACACATTATTCAAAACGTTATGAAAATTCTGATAAATTTATTGAAAATAATTCAGATGAAGAATTAACAAATTATACTTACTATTTAAAAAATACTACACAAAAAATGATTGTTGACGAATTTTGTAATAAATATACTATTTCAACTAATGATTGTTCAATAGAATGGAAAAATATTCATTTTGTTTGGAAACAATTTCTCTCTAATAATAATTTACCAAATGTTATTTATTCAAATGCATTTAAACAAATTTTAAAAGAGAGATACTCATATGATGAAAAAACAGATAAATTTACAAATGTTACGAGTAAATATTTACCTATATACAACAATTTTATTAAATTTTGGGAAAATAACATGGATATTAATATTAATACAAATATAGATAATACAATAATATTTGATAATGAAATTGAAGTTGACGAATTATCATCTCTTTTTAAATATTGGATTAAACAAAATAATGAAAATGGAAACATTAATGAAGAAAATATATTAAAAATATTGAAACATTTTTTTCCTAATGTAGAAATTATAGAAAATAAATATGTTTTAAATGTTACTTGTAAATTGTGGGATAAAATAAAAGATATTGATTCTTCTTTTCAATTTATAAAAGACAAAATCAAAGATGAATATATATTAGAATTAATATCTTTTGATGATGCTTATAATTATTATCATAAGTTTTGCAATTTAAATTCTATTAAAAATATTGTTAGTAAACGCTACTTTGAAAAATATTTATATTATAAATTAAATCATTTTATTGTTTATGAAAAATTTATTAAAACTGAGTATTTTACAAATATATAAATTTTGCGCATTTTATTCAGAATTACCTGCAACAAATTGCAAGGCAACTCCAGAAGTTCCCACATCTTTACCATCATAATGAGCTGGATTTAAACTATTATATTTTATACCAGAACCACCTCTCATTTTACGAGACCTTCTACCACGACTTCTTCTACCATGTGATTTTCTAAACAATTGAAAATGGCCTTTCTTAGCAATATAACCTGCTTTAACTAAACGATTCTCTCTTTTTGCTTTTTGAGACATTTTCTTAGAGACAATACGTCCATGTTTATTATATTTTAATTGTTTTTTTGTTAGTCCACCAGTTGTATGATGAGCTGTACCATTCATTACTTGAGCACGAGACCCTCTTGTACGTTGATATGTCATTATAGAATTAAATGAGAAAATATTTTTTATAAATTATAATAGCTAAAGTATTTAAAATTTATTTAAAGGCGGTTTTCCACTTCCACCAGGCATACCTTCAATTCTTCCTAAATAATTTACATTAGGATATTGCTTTAAATAAAAATTTCCGTATTGTGTTGTACCCCCTTTACTGAAATTTACTATTTGTGAAATTCTTAAATTATTTGAAATTTTTGTTGAAGGAGAATCTGAACTTGTTGTTGTTTTATCGTATTTATCAGCATTACATGAAAGACAATTTAATTGCTCAGAATTGGGAAAAACCGCATTATAAGCTGCTACATAATTTATTATTCTTGCTGAATTACTTCTTTTCCCAGGAATAAATTGTCTTTGTGAATATGACATAATAATATTTATTTTTATTTTTATTTAATTTAACAAATTTATCTAATAAAATTTTTATAAAATAAGTATTTTTTATAAATTTAAATTATTATATAAATATAAATATGAGTTTTTCTTGTTGTTGTAATTCTAATGTAAAAAAAATTGTAGAGCCTAGTGAAGAATTAAATAAAGAAAATAATACAGAACCTCTTTTAGTAGAGACAAATATACAAAATGAAATAAAAATAGTAAAAGGTATAGTAGAGACTATTACAGAACAGAATATAGAACATGTTAAAGAACAGAATATAGAACATGTTAAAGAACAGAATATAGAACATGTTAAAGAACAGAATATAGAACATATTAAAGAACAGAATATAGAACATATTAAAGAACAGAATATAGAACATGTTGAAGAAATAATAAAAGATATAAATGATATAGACGTCAAACTTAATTAAAATTTAATTTTTCATTAAAAATAAAAAATTGAATTAAAAAATATAGTTAAATAGAACTTTATATTATTCTATTATGAGCGCAATTAATGACACAACATTATCCAAAAAATACCAGAAAAAGACCGCAATCCAACATATTTTAGATGCACCAGATACTTATGTAGGTTCTATTGAAAAAATAGAATCTAATCAATATATTTTAAATGAATCTGGTAATCGAATTATAGAAAAAAATATTGAATATATACCAGGACTTTTCAAATTATTTGATGAAGGTATCGTGAATTGTCGTGACCATGTTGTAAGAATGTTGCAAGCTATTGCTTCAGGACAAACTAATTGCCTTCCTGTTTCAAATATTGAAATTACAATTAGTGAAGATGGCACAATTACTATGCTAAATGATGGAAATGGTATTGATGTTGCACAACACCCAGAACACAAAACATGGATACCTCAAATGATTTTTGGAGAACTTAGAACTTCTACAAATTATGATAAAGAAGAGAAAAAAATTGTTGGTGGCAAAAATGGTTTTGGATTTAAACTAGTTCTTATTTGGTCAACATATGGGTCAGTAGAGACAATTGACCATGTGAGAGGATTAAAATATACTCAAGAATTTAAAGACAATTTGTCAGAAATTTGTCAACCAAGTATTACTAAATGCAAAAACAAGCCATATACAAAAGTTACTTTTAAACCTGATTATGCCCGTTTAGGTTTAAATGGTTTAACACCTGATACTATATCTCTTCTTAAAAAAAGAATTTATGATGTTGCTGCTGTAACAGATAAATCAATTAAAGTTAAATACAATGGTGAATTAGTACCTGTAAAAAATTTTCAACAATATATCGACATGTATGTTGGAGATAAAACAGAGTCACCGCGTGTTTATGAAGAAAATGGTGAACGTTGGGAATACGCTGTTGCTTTAACACCAACAAATGAATTTGTGCAAGTATCTTTTGTAAATGGTATTCATACTGCTAAAGGAGGCAAACATGTTGAATATATCTTAAATCAAATTACTCGCAAAATGTGTGAATTTATCGAAAAGAAAAAAAAAGTAAAAGTCAACCCAAACACTATAAAAGAACAACTCATTTTGTTTTTGAGATGTGATATTGAAAATCCAGCTTTTGATAGTCAAACGAAAGATTATATGAACACTCCTTCATCTAAGTTTGGTTCAAAATGTGAAGTCAGTGATAAATTCATTGAAAAACTCGCCAAAATTGGTGTTATGGATGCAGCACTTCAATTGACTGAAGTAAAAGAAAACAAAGCTGCTAAAAAAACGGATGGTGTTAAAAGCAAATCTGTTCGAGGTATCCCTAAACTTACAGATGCGAACTGGGCTGGAACAGAAAAATCTAAAGAATGTATCATTATCTTTTGCGAAGGAGATTCAGCTAAGGCAGGTATTATTTCAGGATTAACTTCTGAAGATCGTAATATTATTGGAGTATATCCAATGAAAGGAAAGATACTAAATGTACGAGGTGAAACTACTAAAAAAATATCAGAAAATAAAGAGATTGCTGAAATTAAAAAAATATTGGGTTTGGAAACTGGCAAAAAATATAATAGCATAGAAGATGTGAATAAAAGTCTTCGATATGGTAAAGTATTATTTATGACTGACCAGGATTTAGATGGTAGTCATATTAAAGGATTAGGAATTAATTTATTTCAATCAGAATGGCCTACACTTTCACTTATTCCAGGATTTATTGGATTTATGAATACTCCTATATTAAAAGCAAAAAAAGGTTCTACTGAATTGAATTTCTATAATGACGGAGAATATAATAAATGGAAGGAAGAAAATGATACAAAAGGATGGAAATTAAAATATTACAAAGGTTTAGGAACTAGTACTGGAAAAGAGTTCCGTGAATATTTTGAAAATAAAAAATTAGTTGGTTTTCAACACTCAGAAAAAAGCAATGACTCCATTGATATGGTTTTTAATAAAAAACGAGCAGATGATAGAAAAGATTGGTTAAAATTATATGACAGAAATGCATATCTTGATACATCAAAAACTGATGTTTCTTATGAAGAATTTATTGATAAAGAGTTAATTCATTTCTCCAAATACGATTGTGATCGTTCTATTCCTAACTTAATGGATGGTCTTAAAATCTCATTACGAAAAATTTTGTATTCTGGATTTAAAATGAAATTAAATAATGAAATAAAAGTAGCCCAATTTTCAGGTTATGTTTCTAAAGAATCATGTTATCATCACGGCGAAGCAAGTTTAAATGCAGCAATTGTTGGAATGGCTCAAAATTTTGTTGGTTCTAATAATATTAACTTACTTATGCCTAATGGACAATTTGGAACTAGATTACAAGGCGGCAAAGATTCCGCTTCAGAAAGATATATATTTACTCAATTGAATAAAATAACAAGAACAATCTATCCTGAAGCTGATGATAATATCCTTGAATATTTAAATGATGATGGCACATTAGTTGAACCTATATTTTATGCGCCAATTATACCAATGGTTTTAGTAAACGGCTCTAAAGGAATTGGTACTGGGTTTAGTACTGATATTATGTGTTACAATCCACTTGAAATTATTGACTACTTAAAAAATATATTAATGGGAAATGTTCATGATAACCAATTAGAATTTATTCCTTATTATGAAGGATTTAAAGGACAAATTACAAAAATTGCTCCTGAAAAATTCTTGATTAAAGGTGTTTATGAAAAAATTGCAACAGATAAAATTAAAGTCACAGAATTACCTGTTGGTTATTGGACAGAAGATTTCAAAGAATTACTTGAGGAGTTAATTGAACCATCCCCTAGTAAAGATGGTAAAAAGGTATCAGCAGTTGTTAAAGATTATGATGATATGAGTAAAGACACAAATGTAGATTTTACTATTACTTTTGCAAAAGGTAAGTTAGAAGAATTAGAACAATCTTCAGCAGACTATGATTGTAATGGTTTAGAAAAATTATTAAAATTATTTACAACAAATACAACGACAAATATGCATTTATTTGATGCAAATGATATTTTGCAGAAATACGAAAAAGTTACAGAAATTATTGATGCATATTATGAAGTAAGATTAAAATTATATGCATCTAGAAAAGAATTTATGATAAATGCTCTTGAAAAAGAATTAGTTATATTAAAAAATAAAGCAAGATA